CAAAGCCATCACTAATAAGTTGATCTTGTATACCACGCGGAGTCACACCATAACTTGTAGTCATCGTGGCTCTCTTTGCAGTTTTACGATTGATGTTACCAACCCAACGCTTTGCCTGTGTTAGATTCTTACCATTCTTTATATCTTCATTGACTAATTCTTTTACAACTTCAGCAACATTTGTATATATGTCGTAGCGTTGTGGATCAGAACTACAATTAGTTAACCTTGCGCCTACAGGATCTCGACCAATAAGACTTAAAATTTGTAAACCATTGTTACTGCCGTCTTGGTGTACAATTATATTAGACATATACTTTTCAGGATTATCGACATTGATTGCGTTTCGATATTCCTGACAAGCCTGTAAGAATTCTAATTCTTTATCAGCAGTTGCCCAAAATTTATTGCCGTCAAAAGGTTGAGCTGCACTATCAAGTATCTCTTCCTTGTTATCTTTTACCCACACTTGCATATCTTCAAATGTACCTTTGTCATATCCATAAGTGTTTGCAAGTTTAACACCAAGCCAAAACAACCCGCGCTCTCCAAGTGGATATCTGTCTGCAAATCTCATCGTACCTCTACCGAGACTATCAGATTGCGGATTCCAATCAGGCGTTACATAATACATTCTTGTCCTGGAATCACACTTGATAACATTGTAGACCGCCTTGTCACCAATGTGATCCATCAGTTTTATTTTTCTGATAACGGCTTCACGCTTTGACATTTCTTGTGCATTGCGTCCGTGTATCTTTGATAGATTGTATTTGTATTCTGCCCGTTGCACCTTATCCATTTTCTCCCACACATCATCACTAAGTTTTGGTGGTAGTTTTTCTGCGTTAGGTGAGGGCATACATTCAACCAAGTTTAAATCATTATCGTAAACTTCACGCGCAACTTCTTTGATGTCCGTGTCCACAATGAATGGCACTTGTCCTAAATAGTTTGCTGCGGTGATTGTAGTTTTCGATAATGGGTCATCAAGTGACGCCGTGTGTTTGTGTAAACCACCACGAATAAAATCAATTGGTATCATATAATAACCGCCGTCATATCTTTTGTTTTCTTTATGCCAATACCAATGTCTCGGCGGTATAATCATTGGTCGCAATGTAGGACTATTGTATCCAATATCATTATTAATATCTTCAATCATTTTTCTACATTCAGGCGACAAAAATATTTGTCGTTCAGTTTTATTTCTTATTTGTACATAACGCATCTCAAAGAAACCGCCTGACTCTTCGATCAGGATAGACAATAACTTAGATCCTATGTGCATCTTTGTATCTCGACGCCAATCTAAAGTTTCAATTGCTTTTAACTTTCGTGTCCAATTTCCCCATTGCCTTTGATTAAAATTTTTAGCCGTTCTAATTAGTCTAGCTGCAACATCAGGCGTACCTGTAGTTTTACTTTGTTGCTTACTCTCTCGTAACCACTTCTCGAATTCCATTTGTTGTTTAGTTGCCAATCCAATGTTCAAACATATTGTGCGCGCGGGTCTGCCAAGGCCATTGTCAGACATACGAATAGACAATAAATTTTTGATAGCAAGATAGGCAAGCTTGTCAGCTTCTACTTGTGGTAAATACCACCACCAAACAGGGCGCACTCCGCGCCCCGCATTGGCGATACCTTCAATTGCAATCTCTTGTTCTCTTTTGATTGCGGGTATCAGGAGCGACATCTGTTCTTTAAATATCTCTCGACCAACCCCTGTATCGACTAGCCTTGTTTCTTTATCGACCAACAAGCGTCTAAACTTTTCGACGCCTTCGTTGATTGCAGCCATTTCAAACTTTACCTGTTCTTTTTCATCGGTCATTACCTCGGAAAGAACTTTTGTTAATTGAGTTTGCATATCTGACATTACTTTCTCCCTCGTTCTAGCGTTGCTTGGATTAGCTGACGAATATCATTTGACGATTGTTGATATTGTTTCTTCCAATTTCTAGATCGAAAATAAAAAAATAAAATTAATCCAGGCTGAATGATAATAAACAACCACACATTAATTTCTTCGTATGAAAGACCTGTCATTGCTGACAGATCGCGCAGCAATTGGATACACCAATTACACACGCTAACCATTATCTCTTGATACATTCGCGCTCCTTTGATTTAAGATTTCAGTTGCCTTTCGTGACTCAACAGACGGCACTAAATGTGCATATCGTTGAGACATCTGTTCGTTCTTGTGACCAAGTAATTTACTGACAGAATATAAAGACATACCACCTTGCACCAATCGTGATGCAAAAGTATGTCTGAATGAATGACAGGTAAATTTCCCGTATCGATCAACAAGAGTTTTTTCGTTTAATCCTGAAGCTTCGATCGCATTCTTAATTACCCGTGTTGAATAACCACGAGGATTGCCGATCGTTCTCGAAGGAAAAACAAAACCGCTGCACTTATTGTCAAATCGTTTTGTCAGTATTTTTCTGACTCGTTCAGTACAATATATGATACCTTCGTTTGCCACTTTCGATCTATATAAATTGATCCATTGGAATTCCTTATCAACAGAATTCCAGGGCAAACTAGCAATCTCATTGTACCTTGCGCCTGTATCAATCAAAAAGACAACCAAGTCTTTTGAATCACCTTCAGGCAGATTAGACAATAACCTTTCCTCTTCGCCTTCTAAAAGATATCTAGTCTTTTGTTCGACAAAAAGTTTTAAGTCTTTAAAGTTTTCGTTTGGCACATTGCAGTTATAATCGTTCCGTGCCTTATTGTATACACATATCCAAAAAGTTATCTCATTGTTAATAGTCGAATGTTTTAACCCCTCGAATAGTCTTTTGTTTTTCAGCGTCAATAACCACATACGATTTAACCTTGATATCGGTTGGTCTCCGTCGTTGTGATTTAATTTGTTTAAATAAACTTGATAGTCTTTGCCCGCTGACTTACCGAGCGCAATAGTGTCTTCAATGTATTGTCTTGCTGCGCCCGCAATAGTCATACTTTTGTAGTTTTTTAGTTGAACTTCATCCAACTTCTGTTTGTTCTGTTGTCTGAACACAGACAAAGCTTCAGACTTCACTCGTCTCTTTGTACTCTGTTTGTGATATCTGACGATATTCCCTCTGTCATCAACTACAGGCAATGACATCCAATAGTACGGACTATCGTTTCTCTTATATACTGACATTCGTTTGTCCTTTCGTTTGCTTAATGTAAAACCTTATGTCCAATGGTGAGACCATAGGTATACTATAAGTCTATAGTACACTATAGCCCCCCAATGGGCATAAGGATGCTCTAAATAACCACGAGAAGTGTTGCAAAAATGCAACAGACCAGGAATACATAACGCCATTCAAAAATTGGATACAATGGCATTCTGTAGTGAAGCTTCTCGTGGAATCTTTTGTATAGATTATTATTATCCATATCGACTCCTGTTTATTCCGTTAACCTTCGAGAATTCGTTTCCAAGCTGCGCGCACTCGTGCCTGTTCGTCTTCAGCATTTGACGGCAAACATTCGGCAGTTGCATCACAAAATTCTTCGACGACTTTTGAGATCACTTCGACCGCTTGTTTCCATTCCATACGCTCGCTTGAACCCTTCCCAAAGCGGACAGGGTTTCCGCTATCTTTCATTACCAATAAAATCACCTCGCTTTCGGTTAGTTACGGACGCGGACTTTCGCCCGCGTTTCGTCCTTATGGACTCGTCAGCGTAACTTTTTGATCAACTACATCGACCGCTTTTTTGTTCATCAAAATTTGATTACAAAGAAAGGCTAAAAGTTTGTCAGACTCTGACCAATGTTTAGTCTCCTGAATCTTGGTACTTGTAATATCCAAGTCTAGCAGGATTCTTAACTTTACTTTTTTCTTAGTCGAACTCATCCGTAATCACCTCCTGTCCTTCCATTTCGTCTTCGGGTTGTCCGTTATATTCTTCTTCCGTTTCGTCTAACTTTTTACGGAAAAATTTTAGAGTCTCTTCGACATCGATAACTACTTTATCGTTGTCGTCGAGACCCCAATACACTCGTTGCTTTATGTGCATTTGACTCCTTCCATTATTTGTTTGATTATTCCGATAGTCCAACCATTACCGAGCATTCTATATCGTTGAGTTTTACTCACATAATTGGTGTAATTATCGGGAACATTCTGCAACCTTTCGCATTCAACAGGTGTAAGCTTTCTCCAACTATATTTGTCGGTCTCCTGTAAAATTAAATGATTGTCAGATTGAACGCTTGTAAGTGCGTTTGATTTATCGTCAAAACGCATTTCGTATTGTTGATTGTATTTAGTCTCATTAGCCTTTTTACGACCTCTGAGAGCGCCTATACCGATTTTAGGTTCAGTATTACCACCCATACAAGCGTTGAGCGTTGGCGACTTGCCCTCGACGGAATAAACACGCTTTAAGATATCGTGTCCGTTAATGTCGGACGCCATACCTATCTTTTTTAATCCGTCTTTTGATGTTTTTGGATTATCAATTAAAACCATTGTTCTTTGGTTTCGCTCGATAGAATTCCAATACACCGCACCTTGGTATCTAGCGGTCAAACAATGCGCCTTGCCTTTGTTTGTCATTGCCTTGTGACTAGTACCATTTTCTAGGATATCACATAACATTATGCCTTTATCCTCGAAATTTTTATTAAATGGAATATTAGTCCAATATAAACGCTTACGATGTTGCGCGCTCACAAGTGAACTATTAATCTCCACGGGTTCAACGCCAAGATATTTACTTATAATATCCTGACTCTCTTTTTTCATTTTGACATTTTCCAAAAGAAAATATTTAGGTTTTAACTCGTTGAGAATTTCAACAAAGTTAAAAAATAGTTTCGATCTTGGATCTTCAAAATTTAATTGTTTACCCGCATAGCTGAACCCCTGACAAGGTGACCCGCCAAGCAGTAAATCTATTTTTGGAAATTTGTTATCTCTCCAAAATTTCAATACACCTCGAACATCGCCGAGGTGCATTGTATTTGGAAAATTTTCTTGAGCGACTTTGATAGCGTATTTATCAATCTCACTCGCGAAATAATTTTTAACAGGAATCCGCGCTTGTTTTAGTGCAAGCTGACCGCAAGACATCCCGTCAAATAAAGATAAAACATTTAAACCTTCCATTGTTTTACCTTTCCATTATCAGTTAAATAAACGGCGGTCGTCACACTTTGTAGATTTCCCTTTTTATTCTTATATTGAATATTTACGGGAATTTTTGGGAATTTACTAGCAATCTTCCTAAGACATTTTTTATAGGAATTTTCACTAATAACTTCTGTTTGTTCCGCTGAAGGAACTTTGCTAATCGTGTATTCGTATCGCATTTTTTAGCCTTTCTTTTGTTAATATTCTGATAAATAAAAAACCTCATCAGCGCCCGCAACACGGACGGACGCGGACGCAAGCGCCCGCGTTTCGGTCTAGCCTGTTATTTGTTCGGTTGTCGTTTTTCTATCTAGATAAACGCGTAAATTTTTCGATTTGGATATTGGTTGTCCGTGATAAGTGCAACCTGTTTTCCTAAATTCGTCTTTTACATTTTGACCTTTTACACGCATTTTATAACCCTCATTATTCAAATAGATTTTTAAGAGTTTTATAAATTGCTTTCCGAAATCGTCATTAGGTATTTTTTCAAATACCATTTCGTGACCGACATTGTAAGTTTTATACTTCGGCGCAATTCTATCGTAATTCTGACGATATAAAGTTTTTTTAACTATTCGTAAAAGGTGGACTAATTCCATATCAAGAATATTTATATATTCCTGTTTACTTTCCGAAAAGTATTTTAAGCTATCGTCGTTGAAGTCCTGTAAATCACACGGGAAAGCGCGCCCGTCGTTGTCGTGAATTACTTTATCGATTTCTAAAAGTTTTCTTATTTGCATTTTTTAGCCTTTCGTTTGTTTGTTCTGATACGCTTATGCTCATCAGCGCCGACACTATCGACGGACGCGGACAATTGCCCGCGTTTCGCATTATTTATTTATCTCTTCGTTTATTATTACTAGCGTAAATAATAAAAAACTAAAGATAAAAACAACGACCATTAAACCTAGCATTAATTCCTGTAAAAAGAACAATTCGCCCGCCGTTGTTATTAAATCAAATATTAGATAAATACATCCAATACTTGAAAACATCATAAAGAGTGAAAAATACCTCATTACGCCCCCGCCAATTGGTTATCGACAACGAAACCGCTAGTGTCTTTTATAGCGTCGCCCTTAGCGTATAAACCGACAATAACACCCTGTTTATCGTAAAATCTAACATCGGTTTCGTCGCCGTTTATTACAGGCATATTTAAAAAAGTTTTCGGCAATAATTTATCACGGAAAACAACCGCAATTCTCATTCCGTTTTTAATCGCGATTTTTATTTGATCCTGAAATAGCGTTTCAATTCCTGAATAGCTGAAAGTTAAATCGTAAATTTCAGGATTAGGAATTTTTCTATTAGCGATTTTTGTATAGTCGTAGAATTTAACATTATATTCGTTATACAATTCGACCATATCCGCCCAAAAGTAATTTTCAATTCTGATATCGCTAGTACCATTAAAACGCACCGCAAATTGATATCCTTGCGCTTGCGCTTTTTTACTTTCTTTTATTATTTCATATTTTAATTGAGTTAAAAACTCATCGCGTCTATCTATCCAATAAAGCGTTTTTCTAATTCTAGATAATTGAACGCTTGTAAACTTTCCACGACCCGCCGAATAAAGGCAAGCTTTCTCACAACCCGCCAATTTTGCCATAGGGCAAGTATTGTAAAAATTTAAAGTATTAGACGGCGTTAAATATATAATGCCTGTTTTTACTTTAAGCTTATCGCCTTTAATTGTCTTAGCGTCGCCGTCGATAGTCATTAATTTAGACGGCAATTTATCGAACAATTGCGCGTTTTCATTAATCGCTTTTAAAATGTTAGGATTAGTTATTTTTGATATTGATTTAAACATTCGTTTAGCCTTTCGTTTAGTTACATTTAGTTAATTCTGATTATATGCATATTTTTAAAAAAAATACAAACACTTTAAAAAAAAAATAGTGCTAACAGGGGTGCGCGTCCGTGCCGTGATAAATATATCACAACCGCTGTTGCAAAAATACAACACTCACGATTTACCCAATAACACTAAATAACAGGAATATCTTTTATATAACAATATGAACAACCGCCGATATTATAAGCATATCAACAGGTTTATTTGCGCCCGCCGTCTATCGTACCAATAACGCGACCGCTTTTAGTTTTCTGACAGGTTTTTCTGAAGCTTCGACCTGGCAGCCTGGCGACCAGGGTCGCGGGGGTTCGCCAAAGTGTGTCGGGGAAAATATGACCACACGAATTTTTGGCATTTTTTGAAAACGGCTCTCTAGGAAGACTAGGGAGTACATATGTTGCTATCAAATGACCAAACATACCTGAAACCTCCTAATCCTTCTCTATGACGCTTATATCGCCATTAAACGCCATTCGCCCTTTTCGGCTATAAATTTTCTTATTTTTAACTATCTTCTGACGGAACTTCGGTGTCCGAAGGTCTTTCGCCAATGGATTCGCTTTCCTCTTCGGGCGTTTTGGATTCTTCGACATACTCGTTCCACGAAAGTTGAAAATGTGGTGCATCTTTAAAAGTCTCCCAATCTCCACCCCATTCAATAGTAATACCTTTATTAGATCCTATAGCTTTAATTAAGTTAGCAACAGGAATATATTCATCGAACTCCCATACTGCTTTCTTATCTTTATATATAAATATATCTACGGCGTGACCTGTAAGATGTCTTGAGTTCATAGTTTGAGATTTACCTTCTCTGACTAATTCTCTTTGTCTCTCTTTAGTTCTTAAACCTTCAGATATACCAAAGTCTACAGGTGAAACAGATATCGCTTCTACCATTATAGATACTAAATCTTCGTGTACGCCTTTAAGTTTACTCATAGATGTTTTTCCAAAAGTATACATAACTATCCCCTTATATTTTAATTTTAGTTAGTTTAATAACATTCTTAGTTGGTATTGTAGTAACACCACCAATGTCACCTAATGTACCATCATCATTAAAATTGTAATCACTTGCAATCCTATGACAATGATTGTTTGTTGATATTAACCAACCTGTTGATAAACATATCGTAGGTTTGGTTGTCTTTGCTTTATCTTGTGTTAGCCAACTTGCATCACTATTGATATCAAGCCACCAACAAAAATAATAATCAGCTATGTCAGGTATATCAGGTAATACTAAAGCTTTCTTTTTTTTCGCCATTGTTCCCCCTTTCTATCTGACATCCATACTTCAGTTCGTTGCCCACCACGCTTAACCCCACGGATCAATTTTGCACCGCCTTCCATAAACTCTAAGAAATCTTCGATCTCTTCGTCCATTCTTTGTTGTAGCACACCTTGAGCAGCTTGGTTGACATCTTGCTCCATCGATCGCTGATAGTGTGCTACTGCGCCCGCTAGGGCGTCTAAACGGTCGTCGTGTTTCAACGACCCTCTGTCTCTTGTTATATGTGTCAACTGATATAACAAAGAGAATCGATGGTCTTCTGCACGAGCCTCGGCACGCGCTAAATCTTCATCTATCACTAATCGGTGTTGTGCTAATACGGGTTCAAGCGTATCTATAATTCTTAATTCTTTTTGACCTTTCGCCCATTCGGACTCACAGACCGTACAACCGCCAGGCCACACTTTTGATAATACAGGTTGGAATGCAGCAAGCCACATCCCCTGTCCAAAGTTAGGTTCAACCTCAATGGTTTGCACATCGTATTTCTTTGCGTCTATAGCTATCTGTGTCATAGCATCAGACGGATCTCCGTGTGTTCCACCAATGTGTAAACAATACATAATACCATTAAGAACACCTACGATTGCCCAGGCAGTTTCGTCCGCTCCTCTTCCTGAAGGATCGACAAATAAAACCTTAGACTCTAAAGTTTCCCATTCTTTATCTATAAACAATGGTCGCAAAAAGTGATCACCTGAGAAACCTAAGTTAGGTATATCTTTTATGTAATTACCTTTATCATTATCTCTTCCCCATTGTACCGTCAGCGGTGCTTTCATAGGGTTGATAGCCATTGTAATCAAATTGAATTGTCTTAATGGATATCTTTCGGCATCTGATAAAGATGTATCTAACATATATTGTAAAGCAAACGATGCTCTACCTTTAGACTCAATCTTTATTAGTTCTTCTTCACCAAACCTTTTATCTGTAATATCACCTGACTTCATTTTCTTTGTAGCGTATCTTGCTAAAAGATAAGGTGCTAATATGTTTACCTCTGTTCCTTTGTTGTTATCTGTTAACAAATAGTTTTTAAGTTTGTCGGTAGTCGGAAACCTTACAGGAATTGTAAAACAATTAAATCCCATCTCTGTGACTAGTTTATTATAAACAGACTCTTCTGTCTGAGGAGTACCCAATAATATTATGTCTCCCTTTCCGTGTTCTGTTTTTGTAATCGGTACAAAGTCAGATTGGATAATTCGTACAATTCTTTGTCTAGCTTCTTCCGTAAGGCTATTACGCTCAACTTCTATATCGTCAGCAATTAAGATAGTCGCACGACTACCTGTTATCTGACCTGTAATACCACGCGCAGCAACACTATACGATTGCGATAGTGATGCTCCCGCTACATCAAATTGATCAGCCATATCTCTTCGAGCTGCACCTGACTCACGATTACCTTCGAGTAACCATTGAACTAAGTCCATTGACTCTAGGATACCTTTAGTTTGTGCAACGAATTCTTTTGCCTTAGATCCTGTAGCTGAGACTACAAGTATCTTTTCGTCTCTAGGGTTTCTCATTAAACGCCATATAGCATACGCAGAAGTAATGTAAGATTTACCCAATGATCTAAAGCATCGTATAATATCTTCGCGCGGGCCACTTACAGATATTCCTTGCGAATGTTCTGTAGTATCAACGCCGTGTTGGAGACGGTGTGCAATTTCATATTGAGCGGCGGTAGGTTCAGGCAGACCTAAGTGTTGCCACACAATAAATAAAAAGTTTCTAAAATCTGTATATGCTCCCCACACATCATCAGGAAATGTAGTTTCCCAATGCGGTCTATCCTCAAGCATTAGGGGATTGAGCATTAGGTTCTCCTTTTATATGATCGTTTATTAATTCTTAGATATCCATCGATGAATGCACTAACACCATTGATTGCTCCTGGAACACCTTCAGTTCCATCTTTTACACCTTCGAGCAATTGCATTTCTTTGTTAGGACTATACCCAACTTTAGGTGATTTAGATTTTCTTTTGTTAGCATCCTCAAGTAATGGATTTTTAACTTGTTGTGTCTTTGGTGTCATATTAGTCCGCATCGGATTTTGTGTCGGTGACATAATCTGTAAAGGTGCGGGTCTATATTGACTTGACGCTAGTCCTGATTTAACTGCCATATTCCTTCTCCTTGTTTAAATCAAAAGGCATTGTTGCCTTATACTTTGATAAAGAAGAAGCTATCTTTTTTGCGGTAGGTAAATCTTCAAGTTCTTGTGCGGGTGGAAACGCTTTAAGAAAGTTAACTATAGCAGAAACCATTGCGGGTTGTAGTTCCTCTTCGGTTTCTACAATACCAGATAGTCTGACTAATAGTTTATCTTTTAACTCTTTAGTATCTGCCATAGTAACTCCTTATTTTTTCTTTTTCTTCTTAGGAAAACCCGCTTTCATATTTGAATAGGCTTTCTTAGTTATTGTACTTTTGGATTTCGGACGCGAAATACCAAGACGCTTCCTACGATTTATATTGGCGTAGAGACCAGGTTTTTTCTTCGTAGCCATATTACTTCATCTTCTTCGGTGAACGACCACGATAAGTAATTTTCTTACCTGATTTTTTAGCTGCGGCTTTGGCTTTCTTCATTCCACCTCTGCTATAGCTATAAGATTTGTTTCCAACTTTTGGCATAATTATTTCTCCTTATTTGTTAAGTTGATATTATCTTGACTTTGTGCCACTACATCTCCAACGCTTTCGAGATAGTCTCAAAGGTGAGTTGGGATTTCTTGCTGCTTTTGGGTTACGCTTCATTTGGCCCGCGCTACGAGCGCAATATGAATTTCCTTTCTTAGTGCCTGGACGAACTCTTGGGCCACCACCTTTGGCTTTGCCCGCTTGTCCATAAGAAACTTTTTTACCTGATGCCGTTATTTTAACTCTGGCTTTTCCTTTTCTAGGTTTTGTCATTTTGTAGTTCCCTTCATCTTGTCGAAGCTTCTAAGTCCGGCAAGACCGAGCATCGCAAATACGAGTTCTAGCAAAATGTCTGTATTAATGGAGGGTAGTATGGTATCGTTGCCGACCAATACAAGTATCCATTGCAAAATTGGTTGTAGTATAAAAGTGTACGCGAAACCCGCGCTGCACGCCCATCCGAGACTTGGACGCCATCCTGAAGTCCATACGGATCTATGACCCGCTTCAATTTGATTTGTTTTAATTTGTTCAACATTTATTTGTGCCGCGTTAGCAATTAACATTTTTTCTATTTCAGATTTAGTCTTTGCGTTTAGATTTTTATCAGGCACAACTCTATCTAAAACTTCGCCGACCATTGGTAGCAATGTGTTAATTATTGGTAACATAATAACTCCTTAATATTTCATAAACTTATCAATAAAGTTATACACCCTACCGAATTGTTTATCTATGTTTAGTAATTCTTGGTTCATCATACTGACCGTTGATTTTAACTCAACGATCTCGATTAAGACCCAAGTGCTTAGACCCATCAAGATAATACCTAATAAAGCTATTAATTGTTGTTGAAACTTTTTCATAAATCTCCGTTGTTATAGGCTTTTAAGAAACCAAATTTCTAATGCTATCGCTCCTATCGCTAGTATAACACCACCGATAACAAGCATAACATTAATTGTTTGACGCCTTTTTTCTGCCATCTTTTTTAAATAGTCTGCGCGTTCTTTACGAACAGACGCTATTTCAGCTTGTAACCTTTCCCATTGTCCTGGCGCACCATACAATAGAAATAAACTACGGAGTTCATCACGCTTCTGTCTAAGTTCTTCTTTTTTAAAATGTCGTTCAATTGCTTTGTCTTCAGTAAAAGAAAATCTTGATGCTTTCTTTTTAGACTCGCCGAATTGTAAATCAGCTTCAGCCGTTGCGTACTTAGCAATTTGATGTCCAAGAGAGTTTAAATCACGCCCCGCTTTAACTGCCCTACTAATAGCAGATGCAGCGGTGGACACGGCGCTAAATGCCGTGATTGGATCAATCATTTTCCTTCCCCGTAAAAGATTATTATTAAATTATTTTATTTATAAACATCATTATAAATCCTATAAGTGATATAGTTGAAATCATTACCATAGCTTCGATTCGCCAAATTCTTTTGTGTAAACCCTCAAGCTTTTCTAAAACATATTTATATCTAATAGCACACTCGGCTTCGTGTTTTTCTAACTCCGCCTGTGTTGTCTCAATGGTTTTTCTTGGCATATCTATCTCCTAAAATAATACTAATTTAGGCGTATAGAAACTATGAGCATCGTCTTCAGGAATAGCGTAAGAACCACCATATCCCCACATAAAGAGTTGCCCATCTTCTAGCAATGCAGCCCAACCACCTTCACTTGAATGTCCGTGGTTAGAAATCTGTATTACTTTGCCTGGTAATCCATAAACTTCATAGAACACTTGGTAGTTATTACCTGTTTGTCCTACACCTACTTGTCCGTTTCCATTATAACCACAAACCCAAACCTTGCCTTCTGAAGTTAGTACCGCAGAAGTTTGATATTGTGATCCACCCGCAAACATAGCTTGAGTAATGGTAAATGGATAACTAGCTGCTGATAGTGTTTGGTTAGCATAAGTTCCGTCTGCTTGTAGTAAACGGAATTTCATTTCTGTATATGTGTTTAAATTAGTTGTGTTACCTTGACCTAATTGTCCATAGCCATTGTAACCCGCAGCCCAAACGCTTCCATCAGTTTTAATAACCATTGTTGCGTTATAGTTATCAGTTGCGTGTGTAACTGCTACTTTAGATACATCACTCATAACATTTGTTGGGTTATAGTAATTACCCGCAGTACCACCACGACCAAAGTAACCATTGTTATCATAACCCCAATTCCAAAGATTGTTGGCAGTATCAATAACAAAGACACCTTTGTGACTTACCGCAGCAATTCTATCAATTACATTACCACTATTAGTCGGGCCAACCACAGGAACAATAGTTGGTGTTGTGTGGTTAGTTGTGTTGTTTTCTCCGTGTTGGTAGTAACCTGAATATCCAACAGAATATACATCTCCGTTTTCTGTAAGAACTATTAGTGTTGGATTACTCGCACTACTAATTTCAATTTGTTTAGCTTTGTATGCAGAAACACCACCTACACCAAATGTAGGATATTGTTTAAACTGATATTGAGCCGAAGTATTACCTTGACCCATAACGCCGTGACCATTGTAACCTGATCCGTAAACGAATCCATCTTCGTCTCTAACAACAATTGCTCCGTTGTTTCCGTCAGTTGCGTGTGGTGTTGCTAGTTCAACAATTTTCTTTCTTGACGAAGGTACTGATGTACTACCAATACCACCTGTATAGTTAGTTCTTGTAGAAATATTTACAGGTACACCTCTTCGTCCTTCAAAAGTTCCACCCGCAGTATTACTTTGAATACCCATTTCGCCGTAGTTATTAGCACCCCAAGTCCAAAGATGATTGTTTTTGTCAATACAAGCACCATAAGAGTTGTAGTTTTGCATAAAGTTTCCTTCAACTTGTGTGTCGATACCTGGAAACTCTTGCGGAAACGCTACAGGAATAGGTTGTGATCTGTTATTTGTAGTATATCCGATACCACCTTTGTAATTTCCGTTGTTACCCCACCATCTTAGTGAGCCATCTTGCATAAGAACCATTTGTGATCGGTAACTTCCCGCCATATCAACTTTTAATTTAGAAACTTTTGTACCTGATCGTACACTTTCTTGTTCCCAAACAGGCATAAGTGTAGATTCATCAATTTTTAAGACTTGATTTTCTGAACCAACAGGTAATGAAACTAAATTTGTACCATCATAGTACAATAAGTCACCTTCAACACTTCCTGTCGAGTCTACACCCGTAGCAAATGTTGCCCAATTAGAAGAATTAACGGTCACCGACACCGATGCTTTTGCAGTTGGTAGCGAACCGCCCATTCCTGAATGATAATGACAATAATAGTAGAGATTTGGGGCATCTACAGGTACTTGAATTTGTACATACCTTGTAGTTGCGTTGGTGTAAGCGCTAGAAGTATAAGCAGCTAGACCATCACCAAGAGAATTGACCGTTAGTACAATATCAGTTGTACCTGTACCAACAATACTTGATGCAGCAATAGTAATTGTGTCGTTGACGGCGTAACCTGTACCACTATCTTTTTTAACAATAGTCGCGTTACCACTTCCATCAATTTGTACATCGCAAACAAAACCTGTTCCTGAACCGCTCGAAGTCGTAGCAACATTAGAGTTAATGTTTGCGGTTCTTCCCGCATCATATCCACCTGAAGTTAGAGTAAATGTTCCAACAACATTCTTATCTTGTGCCGCAGCACCATCTAGGTAATAACTTACGCCTGACGAATAGTTAGTTCCCGCACTAGGAGAGGTAGTGTGAGTTCCATCTGAAGTCGCGCTAAATAGGAGAGGATGATTAGCGTTAGACGAATCGTTTTGGTAGAACTTGTAAGTGTTACCTTCAATTAATTTAAGATATTTTTGTTTTACATAAGTACCAGAGCCATCAGTTACATCGATGTAAAAATAATTAGAGCCACCATCAGCTTGTACTTTTGCGTAGTATTCTTCAGTAGCCGTACCTAAATTTGTAGAGACCGTTGCGGGTACTACATTATTTGTACTATCTTGTGTACAAATATAAGTCGTACCATTAAAGGCCGCTATATCTTGTTCGTTGTAAGTTGCCGTGTTGGAATAATTTCCTCTCCACGAAAACTTAACCTTTCCTAATGAAATTGTCGTCATTATATTCTCTCCTTGTTAAAATATTACCTTTTTAGGTGTACTGATGTTGATGTCATCATCGTTAGCATTTAATTGGCGACTACCCCAACCGACCGTGTACACATCTCCGTTTTCACCGAGCAAACACCAATTGCTTGCGCCAGTTGCGTCGCTTATATATCCCGCAACTTCGTAATCAATAATTTTATCGTTTACTTGTGCTGAAGGAATTCCGTCTGATTGAAAGTTATATGGGTGTATGTTACTGCTATTGCCTGTGCCATCTCCCCCTTGGTTGTTATAACCCCAAGAAAAGAAGTAACCATCAGTTGTTAAACTTGCAAACACCCTTCCGTATCTTCCGTGGTGTGAATAAAATTTTGATTTATCATAAACATTGTTACCAGGATGAATGTGTTTATATGTTTGATCTTTACCATCTTCAGTTCTAAATCTTATTCTATTCCATCCACCGCCTGTGCCTGTGCCTGTTGCATTATATTGGGAGTTTCCATTATATGCTCCGCCGACACTATATCCGACTTGCCATATAGAACCATTACCCATCAATGCTGCATAAGATTCATAACCGCCCGCATTACCATAAGCGTCTATAACACCCCCAACATTAACACCTGATGCGTTACCGCCGTAGGCAGAAGCACCCCCGAAGATCGTTTGTCCGTCGTTAGATGTCATTTGTGAAGCTCCGCCGATTATTGGTGGAGTCCAACCAGGGTGTGAACTATGCGCTGAAACCTGTCCTGTACTATTGCCGAATCCCCACATACGACCATTAGCGTCACCTACGACAATGGTTTCATAATATTGAGTACCCGCAGCCCAATGTCCGTCAGATCCCGCACTTCTCATAAAAGTATAACTAGGGTTAGATACACCTGTATATTCTACGAAACCTTCGTATAAATTTGATGAATGTAAATTTCTACTTTGATAACCACAAATATATAATCTTCCGTTAGTGTCTATTAGTGTTGTTGTAGCGTAGTTACCTGAGTTTAAAAATATTGCTTTATTTCTAATTGGTGGCATTGCCGTACCATTAGCAAGTGTTGTAACTTTAGTTGGTTTTCGTTGTGGACTAGTTGTACCCCCATAGCCACATTGACCATTTTGGTTAAATCCCCACGAATAAACACCACCTTCGTCATCTTGCGCCCACATACAAACTTTACCTTGACCCTGATTGTAATCTCTATCGGTAATAAACCATACGATTTTCTTACCTTCCATATCAGTACCTTCACTAATATTTACAAATCGGGTCTGCGCTTGGTTTGAACCATTTCCGTGATCAGGTTTCCAAGACCAACCACCCCACTCACTATTACTACCACACGCCCAAAGTTGATGATCTTGATCAAGACAATAAATATTGTTTTCCATTTGAAACGCATCAATGATCATTCTATCGCCTGGTAACGCAACACGCGTTGGATTCATAGATGAAATATCACCCATATTACCCGTACCCGCTTTACTATTTCTTAGGTCTCCCCAAACTCTAAGAGATCCGTCTGTCATAATTGCGCCGTGTACATATCCGTGGTTATAAGACGAACTTGTTTTCTTTTTACGCATTAATTTAACG